GTCGAGAGCGCCTCCCCCCCCCCTTTTTTTTTCCCCCCCCTTTTTTCCCCGCCACAGGCGGCAATCTCTAGCGTACCATGCTATTTCCGGTTAATCAACTCAGCGAAATCCTCCAACCGGAAAACAACCCAGCCTTCCTCAACTGCCTTACCGCGCGCCTTAACCACAGCAATAGGAAACACATCACTATTCTCCAAACCCCGGTTAGACGCATACAAGGCGCACTCTGTTGTGGCCTCATTCAAGTAGCGTGGGATTTCCAGCCGCTTTGTGTTCTTAGCTTCGATCACGAACCGCACGCCGTCAACACTACGCACAACCATGTCCCCCTCATCCAAAGAGCCTAGTTGCCTGAGCGCTTCAACGTCACAGCCCTTACCGCGTAGGTAGTTTCGCACGTCTGTTTCCCATGATGTGCCTTTGCGTTTGTTAGGATTAGCCACACGCACCACCCCCCTGTTAGTCTAGTTCCGGGTTGCAGCAATCGCAGCCGGACAGCGTTGGTGCCAGCGGCGGGTGATTGTTCATTATACTAGGAGCCGCATCTGCTTCAATCGTATAATCCTCAATGAAATTAAGGAATGCGCGGTGGTCAGCGATCTCTGCTTCTAGTTCTTTGACGCGCTTTTCCAGGCCGCGCACCACAGATAGCGCCCGCCACACAATATCGTCCGCTTCGTTAGCACGCTTATTAGCACGCCCAGAACGCCAATCCAACAACTCTAGTCTATCTTCAACGTTGCGCGCCCAAAACACGGTCGCAAAACAGAAGACGACAAACCCCACACTCAGCACACAGAACGCAATCAATCCAGCAATACCGTTCATAAAATAACCCTCTTTCTTCTAACGCTATCGTACCGGGCCTAGCCCGTATGCTTCGAGCAGCTGACGGGTGGTTAACTGTTCTCGCCACCACTCGTCAAGCCATTCAGATTCTTCTTCGCTCATCATGAAAATCAGTCCTTAAGAGCGTTAGCCATAGCGCCCAGAATGGCGGCAACAACCTGCACAGCCCCATAAGCTACCAAGCCGCCAAGCGTCACAAAGAACCCTGCCACAAAAAACGTTCCAATAGTCATAACATTAACCTCCAAAACAAAACGTAGAAAATAATTACTTATTCCGCGAGAACTTCTCACTCAGCCAATCTGACAAGATGCAACCAAGAGTGTCACACGGCTCCCTAAAAAGCATCACCGAAAACACTAGGCCGCCAACAATCAGTGCGGCTACGAAGATCGTTAAAAGTGTTTGCAACATTTTAACGCCCCCTAACCATTGTTGCGAGCCTCAAACCCGCCAAACCAAGTACGAGACGGATCACACGACAACACAGCAAACCGCTGAGCAGAAGGATCACACGTCCCCTCACGCTGCTTAACCACAGCCACACGCATCTCGCCACGCATACCCTCATAAGCAGGCGGCTTCAAACCAACCGTCAACACAAGCTCAGGCTTCTCAGCAACACCATTCTTAATCTCACTACGAGCAGGCGGGCGACTAGGATCACTCACGGCCGCCGAGCTTTTATCCGTAGCATGATGCAAAACAATACTCGTGCACCCAATCTGCCGCGTGAACGACGTAATATCATTCATCACAGCCATCTGAGCCTGATAGTCAGACTCGCTCCCACTAAAATCCATCAGGTTATCAAACACGACAACCTTAGGATACTCGTTGAAGCAAGTCACGAAATTGTTTACCTGATCTTCCACGATATGCCAAGTAATCGGATTGCCATGACAGAACGTAATGTTGTTACGCGACAAGGCAGACAGTAGGAAGTCAGCGCCTTCATGAGTTTCCATCAAAGCGTCAATCTCACGAGTGTTCTTACCCGTCATGATAGACGCGACGCGGCTAGCCGCCGTAGACGCACTCATATCCGCACTAAAATACAATGTGGGAAGATTCCACTTAGACACCATATACAACGCTAGGCCGCTCTTCTGGCTACCGCTACGGCCAGCAATCATAATCTCCTGACCGTAATGGAACCTGCAACCCAACCCATACACGTCGTCAAAACCGGGAATGTGCGGAAGGTCACGAGCAAGATTCTTACGAGCCAATAGGCCCCTGAAAGCGTTACCAGCCATAACCATTCCTCCTTACAATATCCTTACCGTATAGGCTCCCACAACCACGCGGTAGCAGTAGCATGATTGTGGGAGCACGGCAGAGAAGCCCAAAAGACACAAAGACGAAAAACGGTTATAGGCTAGTAGGCGGGCATATCATCCTCACCAGCCTCAGCCTTCTCCAAAGTCTCAGCAAGACTATCAGCCAACTCAATACACTCCTTCACGCCCTTATTACCCTCAGGCAACTCGTGAAGCACCCACGCAGGATTACCATTCTTTGTCGTAATCTTCTCAGCGCGGAACGGGCCAATAACCTTACCCATATAATCGCGAGCAATACGAGTAAGCGCAGTATCCGTACAAGTAACATTCATCAGCTCTTCGGGATTCATAGCGACCATACTAGCCGTGTCAGGGAACACGAAGAAGTCACCCTCAATCGCATCACGCTCGCCCCACCTAGAAGAGACAGGCCCCTTCCATACGCGGGGAACAAAGATCAGGGCCTCACTGTTACCATACTTGGACAGAGAGAAGAAACCACCAGCGGGAGCAGCTTCGCTAATCGAAATACGAGACATAAATATCACACAACCTTTCCAAGTGTGAGGGGTAAAGAACCTTTCCAACCCCAACAATAATCATTGTAACACGCTTCCTGTAGCGTGTCAACTGTTAGTTGCCAAACAATCCAGTAGGCTTACCAGACTCCTTAATAGCCTTAGCCCTCTCCTGCCACAACGGGACAAGCTCAGGCGTATTCTGGAACGTCAAACGACGATCCTTCCACAACGCCTTCATCTGCTCCTCAGTCGTCGCAGACTCCATAGCCTGCCACACCGTAATAGCAGCATCATTACCAATAATCTCAGCAGGAACACCGGCCTCAGCCTGAACGTCCTCCACGCGACTACCATAATCCACAGGCTCCCCCGTAGACTCAGACAAGAACCGGCCACCAAGCTCTCCCGCCACGTTGTTCTGTGCGTGCCACGTGTCAGACGCTGCCAAAACCGTAGAAGCCAAAGGCAACTCGTCAACCTTACTAGCATCCCAACCCATAAGCTCCAACAGGCGCTCATGAACTTCATGGACAGTGCCCTTAACGACGATCCAAGGATCATCATACCCCTTACCAGCCTTCAATGTCACGGTGACAGGAGCATCTTCCCCGTTCCACGGGGATTGTGTTTCAGTTTTCTTTCCAGCCACGCTTTTCTCCTTTCCAAGAACGTTTAACGAACGATGTCAAGTCTTATAGTAGCGTACCAGACATGGCCCGCGCAACCCTAACCGTAGGAACAGGGCCAAGCTCGTCAGCACGCTTACCCCCAACAGTAGCACAATACTCCCGCACAGGGCAACTAGCACAAAAACCAGAACCCGGGTTAGGGACAAACACGCCAGCCTCCATGCCACGCATAGCCTGACCAAACCAATCCCCAACCATCAAAGCAGGAACACGATCACGGTAATCATGCCACGCCTTAATATCACCATCAGCAGCAGACCAAAAACCAGCACGGTCAACAGTAAAACCACACTGCCCCAACAAAGCAGCATACACATCCAACTGGCCCACACTAGAAGGAACATTACCAGTCTTAAGATCAACAATACAAATATTCCCAAGACTGTCTACCAGTACGCGGTCCACGTAGGCCACAGTGTTAGCCCCGCCAAGATTCCCAGTCAGCTTAACTTCAATACCCGGCGCACCATTAGCATCAACAAACACTTCAAGCGAGCGCTCATCAAGCCACTTGTCCCAAGCCTCAACCATCAAAGGCCCGAAATGCTCACACCACTCACGATCCTTCTTGTTAGGGCCACCACCCTTACCCAACGTTTTCAACACGCGGCCAGACGCTTTAATCTCCATGCCGAAACGCTCAGCCTTAGCCACCTCCCGGTCAAACGCCTCTTGGAACGATACGTCCTCAAACGGGAGACCGCAACGCTTCAAATCATGCTGCTCAGTCACATAATGGACAGCCGTCCCCATCAACGTCACCCACCACGTAGACTTGTCCAGTCCAAACAAGCGAGACAACTCCCAGCGCTTACCGCACTCACTGTATGCGCTCACCGCGCTATACGACAACGCGGCAATGTCTTTAACGTTCTCATTCTTTTCAGCCACAATAAGCCTCCTAAAAGACGATAACAAAACCTAACAACACTCAGCATACTGGCCCGCGAGCGCAATGTCAACACGTAGATACAAAAAGAGAGGGGTGGCACAACCTCCCCGAAAGGAAATCATACCACCCCAAAAACAAGCCCTGTTAAGACACGGGACGCGCCGCGCTCACGTCACCCACGCGAGTCCTAGACCTATACACGCAACCACACGCCGTGCAACGGTAGCCACGGAAGCGAGACACGCCCACAACAACAGGCTCAGTCTCCACACGCTCAGTGCTGCCACAGGCCGGGCAAGACAACACGTCACCGTCATACACGGCCAAAGACACTCCCATGCCTACGCCGCACCACGGGCGCAAACGGTCATACAGCTTCTCTGTCAACGTCACGTCACCACGGTTATAAGTCTCCATCCGCTGCCACGCCTCCATGTCACCCTCCATACAGGCAACCCACAAGCCGTGCCCTTCATGAACAACCTTATGGCCGATACCAAGCCGCTGAGCCACGTAATCAAGCTTGTTAGACGGAAACTTGAAATGCTTCTTAACCACGCGCAACAGGTCAACGTGTTTAAACCTTTCCACAGGCGGCAACCCCAACATGACAAACTCCCTGTTCAAGTGCTTCACGTCATAGTTAATACCATTATAAGTGACAATAATATCAGCCTTGTTCAACAGTTCCCACGCGGCACGAACCATGCCAGCGTGACCGTCCTTACCCCGGTCACTATAGAACAGCGTTTGCTCGTCCCCATACCACTTAGCAGCAAAACAAATCATCTTACCATCTTCCACAATCTGGTTAATGGCAACGTTCTGATCCCATAGTCCCCACACGTGAGCAACAGACGGCGAGCACTCAATATCAATAGTCAAAATCTTCAAATCATGAGCAGACTCAACCTGCCCGCCAATCTTATTCCAAGTTTCACTGAATCCCACAGGAACATGCCCCCCTTCGATGTAGCCCGACAGTACTAGCAGAAACCTTAATACCCTCAACCGCGAGCGCCCGCACAATCAGGCTATGCGGCACAGTAGGATCAGCCAGAATCTTCTCAAACTGAACACGATCAGCACCATCAAAACCACGCCTAATCACCTCAACCCGGCACGGCCTATTCTGAGGCTGTTCCTGACATTTCTTAAAACTCTCACTAAACCCCAAAAACCCCACCTTCCTTTCCTTACTTAATACAAGTAGAGTCCCGCATGACGCGGCACCAACACGCACATAATACCACAAAACAATACTATACGCAAACAAGGCACCGCGCCACGCGGGAAACAAGCCCGAAGCCCTAGCGCTTCTCTTTACGACGATTGTCCGACTCGTCATAAATGAAACTAGTCAGACGACGATTAATCTCATTCATCTGCCCCATCAAGTAGTTCGCGCGCTCATCAGCCAAAGCGTCACGCTTAGCAGACTCACGGCGAATCTCCTCAATACTAGCCTTCAAACTCTCATTCATTTCCGTCATCTCTTCACGGAAATTAACAGTATGATTATTCGTCACCTGTTCGCGAGTCTGTTCAACGTGTTCCCCAATACGCTCAACCTTCTTGTTGATACGCGCGCTGAAATAAGTGAAACCCGCAATCATCAAAGCAAACAAAGAATCATACAACCTCGCGTCCCCAAGCCAAGCCGAAAGGGACTGAACCATCAAAATACTAAGGGGAACGTGAAGAAACATCCTACGATATCACTCCCCGCCAGTCTTAGTCGCCGTAGGCGCGTGCTTAGCCACATATTCGAACACGCCGTCAACCGTAGCAACATCACCGGGATCGGCCTTAGCCCAATCCAACACGCCAGCAGCCTTCAACACCGCATACACAGCCTGACCAGCGCCAAACACCACAAGGAACTGAGCAGTAAACAATTCCCAAGACGCAGGATACGCCCCGGCAAACCAGACCAGTACGGACGCTACGACAGCAAACCCCAAGGCGATAAAGCGTTTAGTCTTGCTTGTCCATGACGCGCGCTGAGCGACATGCTGCACCACGGGCCAGATTACGCCTACAAGGATAGATACGACAAAAGGATCAATGTGATAACCCAACATTAAGCAACCCCTCCTAAAATATTGTTAAACAAACAGTAAAGGCAGTGGGGTAGGTCACGGCTTCTCGGCGCCAGCCTCCACCGACCGGACAAGACGCTCAGTCTCAGGCCCCCAAATACCATCCACGTTAGCGCCCACAGCCTCCTGAATGAGCTGAACGCAATTATCGTGCGCAGACATGCTATTATCGCCCCAAATACCGTCCACCTCAGTACCAACAACGCCCTGAGTGAACTCTACACCGTAGGGGAACTGGACTCCACCCCAGTTAGAAGCTTTACGAACAGCGTCAACACGCTTCTCAGTGTCAGGCCCCCACACGTTATCAACATCCGCACGTACAGCAGCCTGAACGCCACGACAATCAGTGTAACCGCCCTCATGAGACGTTGCACCTTCATAGCGAAGGTAGCAATCCCACGGGTAATCATAATAAGGCTTCACAACAGTCTCACGGTCAGTCTGATCCCCAGACTCACCCCCAGCGATATCCCCATTCTCATCAATCGACGCTTGAGCCAGAATACCCCAGTCAACCAGCAAAGCCACGTGGTTACGGTGGTTCAAGAGAATGTCGCCCGGCTGAGGGTACCCGTTATTAGGGAGCTGTCGCCAGCCGTGCTTACACAGCTCACTAGCCATGTTCCCCGTGTAAGTAGCGCCACCAGTGTCAAAACCGCACTCGCGCAACACGGCAATAATCAGGCTAGAACAGTCAGCTTCTCCGCCCTCGCGCACATCCCAACGATTCCACTGGTCGTAACCAAGGTTGCCATACGCGCACAGCCAGCGAACACGGTCAATAAACTTTTGCAAATCTGCCATACTATTTTCTCCATTCATCTTCTTCTTATAAGGACACGGCACAGCGGGCCAACCCCCGAAAAGGGCCAGCCCGCCACACCCCACAAAAACCCCGCTACTGTTCGGTAGCTGGGAAAGCCTGAACCATAATACGATTCAACTCACTAGACTGAACAAACTGAACAGTGCCACCATTCGACTGAGTATCACGCGCCCTGTAGCCCTGCACCAAAGCCTCAATCTTAGGAGTCACATTAGCATCAACATAGCCGAAACATGTCACAGACTGAGACTGAGAATCCTCATGGTCCCACGCTGAGGACGACTTAGGACCACCCTCACCGCCGATACGCAACACAAGGTTAACGTCACCTACGACACGCCCCCAACCAATCACCGTCGCATACACAAGACGACGATACGGCCTTGCAGGGAGACTACCAGAACCAATCCAACGATACTCGCCATTAGACACGTGAATCTCATTCGTTAGACCAAACACGGACACGCTGGTTTCAACTTCGTTCACAGGTCGCAGTACCCACCGGCCATCACCAGACTTACTACCGTCTGCAATGTATAGCAAGTGTTCGATGCTGAAATACCAAGGTTGCGCCGTAGTCGCCCCCATGCCAGCGTCCTGAGCCTGTGTCAGAATCTCGCGGGCTTGGCTCACGCTAGACGCGCGTGTTACCGTACCGGCTGTTTCAAACGCCCTACGGAACGATCCCAGAAGATCATCCGTGCCATCTGGCAGCACCATGCCTCTTAGTGTTTTACTTCCCAAAACAATCCTCCCTCACGGTCACAGGTGCCAGCGAACAGGCGGAATCATAATGCGAGACACGTTAGGCTTAACGCGGATACCCTTGTCTAGCTTCAATGCGAACGTTCCGTCCGGGCGAATCTGGCCCTGAGCGAAATGCGGGAAATTATCTTCCGTAATAACAACCGTAAAATGCACCCACTGTTTAGGACGGTACCCTTCAGGAATAATGCCCCACTGATACCAAGTATTCCCAGTGTAATTCCACTCACTATTCTGTCGTACCCATTCGCCGCCAAACAAGTCAACGATCTGACCAGTCTTGACCAGCTCAAACTCGCGTGGTTCACGCTTCCAGTCGCGGTCAAGGTCTCCAAAGCCGCGCTTCTCCTCCTTAGTCGCGGGCTGTGTGGGCTGGACAGGCTTAGACTTGGAATCAGCATAAGCCTTAGCCGCGCCAATAATATCCTCCCAGAAGGCAGTACCCCCCTTAGCCCCGCGATTGTGCGTCACCCCCTGAGTGGTAAAGTCTAGAGTAGAAACTTCCGCACCGCCCGGGAGCGGCCTCCCATCAGGAGTTCTCGTATCCATCGACCCTACTCGAAGTGTCGTGCTATAGCCGGTGCCAAAACCTCCCTCAGCCCGGGCCTCCACTATGAAAGCGTGCGAATCTCGCGACTCGCCGCCCACATTCTCGGCACGCTTCAGCGCAATACTTGGAACATCATTATATTCATCCGCTTCGATATGAAGCTCCAACTTAGGCGTATTCTCGGGCCGCAACACCATGCTGCCGCCCTCAATGCGAGCGCCCTTCAGTGTCTTACCTTCAAGCGTGTCAGCAATCAAAGCTCCACTAATCTTCGCGTTACCTGCAACAATTTCATCAGTAGTAATCTTACGGAAAGTAGCCAATTTAGCCTCCAATTCCTCACTAGCAACAATATGACGCGCCCCCACAGTGTCGCCAGCGATCAAATCTCCCTTAATCAAAACCTCACCAGCCTTCAACCGGCCAGTATCAACAGGCCCCTCAGCAGCAGCCTTCACGCGCTTAGACATATCCTTCAGGGACTCGTCCAGCTTCCCAGACTGAGCTTCAATAGCCTCACCCGTAGCACCCAAAGCAACAGTCTCACCACCAGCCGCCGTCCCCCCGGCAAGCAGGCCAGTAGGAACAAGATCATCATTCACCTGAACAAGAACCTCGCCCCCAACAGGAAAAACGCCACCACCGTGGGGGACGCTCACAATGTTCCCCTCCACGCCAATCTCCACAAGCGCCCGGCCATCAGCTTCAGGATCAGGCCCCTTAAACACGCCGGGAACAACGCCGCCACCCATACCAGTACGCAACGCGCGAACCTGACTGTCACGGAACTTCTTAAAATCCAAAACAGGAATAGCCACTATATGACCCCCTCAATATCAATACGCATCGTCTCCACGCTACCATCCAACGGCATACTGTAGCCCGACACGCTACCAATAACATTGCCAAGATCAGAGTCTACACTAACCACATCCCCAATGTCAACACGATAATCAGGAACCATAGTAAAAGACTTCACGCCACTAGGAGAAAAACGCCTCACCGCCAGACCAGCAGCCCTATCCACGTCATACTGTCCATCAGCCGCTTTCGCTTCCACGACCTCAGTCACAACCCCGTATAGGGACTTGTCGAACGCTCCATCAGCCCAAGCCTCACTCCACCAATCATGCTTAACACTATGACTATGCTTAGCATCAGTCTTAACACTCTCAGTCTTACTGCCCACGGCCAGCCAGTGATTAGGGTGAGTATGTGTCCATTTCGCGTTAGCCTCCAACACGAGACTACCGTCCGTGTAACGAGCATCAACCTTAGAAGAGTCAGGCCGCACAACATGCAACGCACCATCCTCCATCACGCGGCCAACAAGACCATAAGACGACAACAAGGATTCTACCGCGTCGGTACGGCTACGCCCCCAAGCAAGCCCACCCGGCAAACCCCGGTCAGATACACCATCCAACACCACGCTCAAATACGGGTAACACAAGCGCTCCAACTCAGTACGAAGCGTAGACCCGGCGGGCGGGCTAGACGGGAACGGGAAAGGATCATCCGCAAGACGCTGCATAAGGCCCTTACACGTAACATTCACGCCGCCCTCACGCGACGGGGAAACCTCCTGAATCAGAAACCAACCCCTGTCCACCGTGAACCTGGTGCCATCAGACAAGTCCACGTCAACAAACACGTGCAAAGTCTGGCCCATAGCCGCCAAAGGACTCCACTCATCCACAGGGATAAGCGTACTATCAAACTGTAAGGTCAGCGTCTCGCTACGTGACACGCCCGTAGACACGTCCAGACGGGCTTTTAACGGGCTTAAATCCGTTGCCAGTACGTGAGGGCCGCGAGCGCTATCAACACGCGCAGAAACCCTTCCCGGTGTCGCAAACACGCGACTATCAACATTCGCAGGCGCCCTCACAACGCACCACCCAACCTGTTCACCAAAGTCTCATACGACCAGCCAGCCGTCCACTTATAGCCCAAGCGCGTAGCCTCATTCCACGTAGCAGCCCCGCCAGCAAAACCACCAGAAAACGCAGACAACTGCAACACGGGAAAAGGCTTCTCAACCCACTCAATATCCACCCTGTGAACACCCTGAGTATCAACACGAGACACGCTCACCTTACTGATAAGCACGCAACGAACCTGAGGCACCCCAAGCGCGGGACGATCCAACGCCACACTCACAAGCCCGCGAGACTCCAACACTTGCATGAAAGACTTAATCAATTCAGGAGACGACTCCAGCCACACGCGGCAACTACCCTCGCGGCGCGCCGTACCAAATCGGACCACGCCATTAGAGAACTCGCTCACCCCAGTATCGCTAGTCCAATCGTCCGTGGGGCCTTCATAGAAGTCCACGGCAACCTGAACGCCATCAACACTAGTAAACAACGCGCCACCCTCACGGCACTTCACCACGCGAGTCAACGCAACCTGCTTACCAGCAAACTTATATGTTACAGCTACGCCGGGCGGCGCAAAAATATCAGACACATACGCCACGCCACCATTAGTGTTCTCAAACACAACACGGCCATCAGCCGTCTCCAGCTTCCCACGCCCCTCAACCTTAAAACAAGGCAGGCCAGTCACACTATTAACCCAACCAGACAACACAGCCATAAACACTCACTCTCCCTTCCACTACTATCAAACAACACAAGGGCACCATGCTAGGCGCACACCCACAAGCATACCACAAGTAGACATGCGCCTAGCATACAAGGCCGGTTAGCCGTAGACGGCCTCAAAGCCAGCCTCAACGCGACTATCAGCCACATCAGACACGTAAGCCGGGAAACTCTCACCATCAACAGTCAAATTAATCTTCGCACCATTCAAAGACGAAGGATCAATCTTAGCCTGAACAGTCAGATTCTCCTTAAACTCAGCGTTAACACCACGGAACGACCGGACATTAGCAGCCTTAGCTTCCAACGCTTCCACAGAATCCTGAGCGATATTCTCAGCCGCCAGAACAGCCTGCTTACCCTCACGCTCAATACCCTGAGCGAACCCCTCGGAGAACGAATAGCCGAAACGGCGAGTCTTCTTAGAAGGCGAGTTAATATCCAAAACGTGTTGCATGATCGACAGCGCCGCGTTAGCGACATTCTGAGCAGCAGAAGTAACCTTCCCCTGATTGCCATAAATGCCATCAGAGAACCCAGACGCGAACGAAGTACCAGCGCCATACGTGGACACGCTATTCAAACCAGACACACCACTATTAGCAGCAGACTGACCAGCCAAATACACGTCATGGCTACGGTCCGTACCGGCAATGAAACTGTTAATAGACGCAACACCAGCGTTATTCCACTGAGGCTTCACCGCTTGTAGCCCGTTAACGCCCTGACCAGTCACAATACCAGCCGCGTTACGAACAGCATCCATACCGCTAGACACGCCGTTAGCAAACCCGATAGCCGACTCAGAACCAGCACCCTGGAAAGCCCCAACGCGAGTATTGCCCTCCTTCTGCCACTGGCCGATAATGTTACCAGTCAAAGGATCAATCGCATCCGGGATAGAATACACAGCCCCATCACGGAACTGGAGCATAATCTTCCCGCCCTCATCTCGCATCGTAATACCAAGATCAGACAAAGCAGACTGCAACTGATCCGACGTAGTAGCCTTCAACACCTCAGAAGCGTCCACGCCCTCCTGAGAAAGAACGTTAGACAGTGAGCCGCGCAGCCCCTCAAAGTTACGCTGAATCTCATCCCGCGTCCCAGACGCGCCCTGAGCGTTAATCTCCCTCAAACGATCCATACCAGACTGAGCCTCAGCAGCCAAAGTATCATTAGCCTTCTTCAACTCATCCCTAGCAGCCTCACCGCCCTCACGGTACTTATCTGCAAGCTGCTGAGCATAATTAGCACCAAACTCAGTATGCTGCAAAGTCTCAATAGCCTTAGTATCAAAACCAGCCTTCATAAGAGTATGTAGGTTGTTAGCGAAGTCAGCCTGAGCCTTCTGCTGCTCCCGCAACTTCTCCAAGTAATCGTCAACACTCTTAACAGCCTCACCAGAAGCATCACGAGAAGCCTTACCCACATTAGAGAAAGCATCACTAGTCTTAGCCAGAACGTCAACACCCTGAGAAGCCTGACTAAACGTCAACCCCCAACGAGACGCAGACTTATCCAACAAGCCATTCAACGCACCCAGAGTACGGTTACGCGCCTCCAAAGCATCCACGTTATCGCGAGCAATACTAGCCGTACCAGCCATTGCAATGTTCAACAAGGACGCTTGGTCAGTAGACTTACCCATCTGAGCAGCATACAACTCCAACTCGCTACGCAACGCGGGACTATCCTGCAACATGCGAGACAACGCATCTCGAATACCGTCAGCCGGAACGCCAGCAGCACGCCAAGAATCAGCCAAAGCCTTCATATTCTTGATAGCAGCAGGCCCATCCTTCTGAGCAAGCTCGTTCAGACTGTTAGCAAAGTCGCGAGTCTTATCCGCAAGGTGAGAAACCTCAGCAGAAGCAGCACTACCATGCTTATCAATCCAACCAAAAATACCAGACTGACTACCACCGTTCTTAGAATACTGCTCCAAGGACGCTTGAACAGAGTTAATCTTACCCTTCATCGCTGTAGGCAGTGATGCTAGGTTAGTCAAGTCCCAGAAGCCGCCGCCCTGATACATCGGGCCAGTAGACAGCTTAGTAGCCTCCTCCTGAATCTTACGGAAATCAGTAGACATGTTATAAGCAGCAACATGAACCTTCTCCTGAGCCTGACTCAAAGTGTTCGCAATACGCTCAGTCTGCTTACCCACATTCTCGCCAAAACGCTGACTATCACGCTCCAACAAGACAAACGCGGCAGTCACCGCGCCCAACGCGACCGTAATAGGCGTAGCCAAGCCCGCGAGCGCAGTCAAACCACCACCCACCTTAGACAAGCCCTTACCGGCCAAACCAGCAGCCCCGCCCATCTTAGACATGTTATCGCCAGTGAGAGAAGCCCAACGAGCAAAATCAGACAAGCGCACGCCAGCCTTATCAACCACGCCTAGTAGCGCGGTAACAGGCCCGCTAACAGCCTTCCAGCCCTTAAACGCAAGGAACCCGCCAACCATAAGTTCAGCAGCAAAAGGAACCTTCGTAAACGCCTCAACCACGCGAAGCCCGGCCTCAGCAAGACGAGTCAACAGGGGGGCAACCTTCTCAATAGAATCAGCCATACGCTTACCCAAAGACAAAGCAACCCTAGACAACAACGGCTCCAACTTCACAACCGCCGTAGACAACGCCCCAAGCGTGGAAGCAATAACCGGCCCGAAGCCGCGAGCAAACGAACCAGCCACACGCAACAAGGAACCCAAGCCGTCACCCAAACGCGGCCAAACCTTATCCAAACTACGCACGCCAACAGCAAGATCGGCAAAGAACTGCCTCAAGCCAGTCTGGAAAGCCGTAGACGACAAGGACTTAAACAAGCCGCCAGTTAAACCCCCGGCAGCAGCACCCATGTCCCCGGCAGCAACCTTGAAAGTCTCGCTAGTGTTACGCCAGAAAGCGTTCCACTCGCCACCAACTGATGTCTTAAACTTACCCCAAGCCAAACGAGCACCATCCAACACGTTCTTAAACCCGGCAATAAACCCCTGAGTGCGAACAATGTCAGCAGCGTGCTTTAAGCCGCCAGCCAAAGCATCAACCGTAGCGCCCCCGGCCTCACGAGCAACAGCCGTCAAACCAGAGAACAACCGGCCAGTCTGATACAAAACCTTCCCAAGCGCTTGAAACTCTCGCATACCATTATCAAGAATCTCCTGAAGCTTCCCAGTACGCTCAGCCTCAGTAAGCCAATCAGCCCACCTGTCAGTAGCCCGGCCAAGCCAGCCCAACAAATCCTCAAAAGCGTTAGTGCCCACATCACCCAAGACGCGAAGAACCTTAGCGAAACCATCACTATGCTTAGCAAGCTCCTCCATAGCCCGCCCAGTATGCTCAAACTGGCGTTCCATAGCAGGGCCAACAATCTTCTCCAACGACACCAACACGCTAGCGAAATGCTCACCAGCAGCCTGAGACGTGCGCTTCAAACCATCACGCAAACGCGGGAACAGGCCAGCATAAGCCTCCTCAAAACGCCCCTTAGCCTCACCCCAAAACGAAGAACCCATCTCCTTAGACAAGCCCTTAAAATCGTCCTTAAGGTGCGTAATATGGTCACTAATGTTCTTCAACGGAACAACAAACGACGCCGCTAAAATACCAGCCGCAACAGCCATACCCGGAACCATAAGCCCCACAGCCTCAGCCGCGCGAACAATCCCAGCACCAACCGTCAACGAATGCATAGCCAAAACAGACGCAGCAGACGCAGCAACAGCCAAACCAGAAGCCATAAGACCAATAAGCGGCACAGCCTTATCCATATTCTTAACCATATCCCACAAGCGCGTAGACAAATCACGAGCAAGACGGAAACCACTCAAAGCATCCAAAGCAGTCTTAGCAGCAATAAAAGCCTTACTATCAACAATAGGCTTAAACGACACCCAACGGTCACGAGCCAACAACGCAAGACGCGCGCCAGTAATATACCGGGCAGAATGATCCAACCCAAGCTTAAACTCTAGCTCAGTCTTATCCCACTGGTGCTTAAAGTGACGCAACTCGCGGCCAATCCTACGCAAATCCCCACGATCCATATTAGGCTTAATGTCAAACTCGAAATTATCATGAGCACCGAAAGCCTTCTCACGAATACGACGACGAATCCCATCCAACACAGAATCCAAACGGCCAGACTTAACCTCACTATCAAGATCAACAACATACTTCCAATTCTGACGGCGACCAAACTCCTCACGAATCCGGCCATCAGCCTCAAGAAGCTTATCAACAGAAGACCCAGCAACCTCAAACTCAACCTGCCCACGATACTCCTTCTTAAAGAAGCCGTCTAGCTCACCGCGAATCTGACTCTTCCAATCGTCAGCCGGGTAAATCTGAATCTGAGCCTTCTTACTCTCCAAAGCCTTCAAGAACCGGGGCAGCTCATGCTCCCAAGGGAAATAGTTACCACTCTTAGACGCAATCGGGTGAGCCTCAAAAGCCTTACCCTCAAAAATAGCACGATGCTTACGACGCAACGCATCAAGACTCTTATCCAAATCACTGAAAGAATGCTTCAACCGTCCAGCGCGCTCAGCCTCAACCTGAATCTTCTCACGCTCCAACTCAGCCAGACTCTTAGCCACATTCTGCTGATCCAACTCCAAGCGCACCTCTTGAGTGACAGGACGCAAACGGCGCTCAATCTCACGATGCAACTCGGTAGCACGTTGCGCGGCCCGCTCCTCCTCAAGCTCAACCTCAACATTTATAGGATCAAGCGACTTCTCCAACAGTTTAACCTGACGGCGCGTCTCATGCCACATCTCAGCCGTAGCCGGAAGAATCTTAACCGCAAGCCACGCAATCTCAGGAACGCTCTCTCCACCAATATCAATAACATCAGGCACTAACCCTCACCACCCCACGCAACAAAAAAAGGGGAAGGCCACCAAAACGGCAACCTTCCCCTATATACAATGACAACTATTCGTCGTCGAATTCAACTTCTTCCCACTCAACAAGCCCCAAAGACTCGCCCCATGAGACCAACTCGCGCAAAGACAAGCCCTCAGACTCTCGCCGCACATCCTCAGCAGTCTTAGCCTTCGGACGCGGATACGGCTCAATAGGAACCTTCCCGCCAGCAAGCCCCTTCATCAACGCCTGAATCAAATCATACGTATCCTCCAAGACCACGGTATCCCGCGTCCTACCCAAGAACCTATTGTCACCCAGCTTCTTAGCTACGTAACGCGATCCAACAGGCAGCTCATCAATCAACTTAACAAGCATAGCGGGCGGCGGGTAGGTGCCGACAGTCAGAGTCTTAACAATATCAATATTATAATGCTCTAACATGTCAGCGCACACTTCCCACAGACAGCCGTCAAGAGCCTTTTTAAGGGCTAGGCTTCCCCCACCTGAGTAACCTTAAAGTACTTAGCGATCAACGTCACCAAGCCGCCCGGGACCTTAGTAACAGACTCCAGAACCTTACGAACCTTCGGCGTATCCCCGCCCGCAAGAAGAATAAACAACTCAGTATAACGCTCAAGAAGCTCACCCATGTTAAAGCCGCGCTCTGAATTGTCCTCATACTTGCCGATACGCAGCAGCTTCTCATAACGATCAAACTCGTCAGCATCAAGCAACGCGATATTACGCAAACGCACGCCGCCCACAACGAGCGACGGGCTATTCTCTTCTACGAGTTCCTGCAAATCTTCAATGTTAATTTCAATCGACATAAAATGTCCCCTTTCCTAGAAACAACAAACGTGTGCAACATGCCCAGCGCGGGGCACGCCTGCAACACTAGCAAACATACCCCACGCCGGAAACAATGTCAAGCCGTAACCTTAGTAGCAGCAGACATCTTAAACGAATTACCCTCACTATCCTGCAAGAACGTAAACTTCAAAGGCATCTCAATGAAGCCATCCTTGTTAGTAGGAGTAAAATCACCGTTACCCACGACAGCAACCTTACGGCCACCCATAACCAGCGCCATGTCAGCGTCGCGAGCAATCATCAACAGGGCCAGTTCCTCGGGCTTAGGGGCCGTAGGAGCGTTAATGTAACCCAACGCATCCACGGTCGCGTTAGCACCAAAGAACCGCTTAATCGAATCCTCATCAAACTGCACCAAAGCGCCCTCAGCAGACCACTCAATCGACGTGGACTTCACGCGGAACTTCTCAACCTGCAACGTAGACTTAGTAGAAAGCTCTCCACCAGTCTTTGCAATCTTAAGGCCAGTCTCGCTAGACATGTGGCCGATAGGCTTCCACGCCGTCAAAGCCGCAGTCTTCTTAGACGCGGAAACAAGGTCCCCAACCTTCGGCAACGCCGTATTCGCGTCAGCAACATACACGTCGAAAACCTCACGCGACATCACCTTATCATCAATCAAAGCACCATTAACTGCCATAAACTATCACACTCCAAACAAATATATTACTTACGATGAATAACCCGTACTCGCATCCACGCTTCATAGCGTTCAACGAACTGAGGCAAATCCTGATACTGAACGGGACCACTAGCGTCCTGCCAGTCAGACCTACGCAAAGGCTCCATAACCAGCTTAGACCAGACAATAACCTGACCATCACCCACGCTATCGCCACGCAGCGCAGCATCCTTCACAGCGTTAACAGCCGCCCAACACAAGTTAGCAGCGTCAATATCCGCATCAATACCCCGACAAAACGTGTGAATATTAAAGCTAAGGATATCCGACTGGTCACTCGTAGGCGACTGGCCTTCGCTCACGCGAGCGCTAGACACCAATATGAAAGGAAACTGAGGATTCTCCTCCACGCGAGACAACACGCGAACATAACCCGGCAACACCTTCCTGAGAATACCGGGAATAATATCCTCAGCCAACAGCCTTCGGCCCGCTAGACGTTTAAAATTCTCATCCAGACACGATCACCCCCGATACTCTATGCCCGCACGCAACGCGCCCACAGGGCGGCGCGCGTTAAACCACTGCCTGATCAGCCTGCCAGTTTTCTTATCAACACGATACCTGTATCCAGCCGGATACCCATACTCGATAGCAGCAGCAGCATGACGGCCACGCTCATCAGACAAACCGAAATAGCCGTCAGTAGAACCAAACATGACCACGATACGGCTATGCCCCTCACGTTCATGCGCTTTCAACACGCCCTCAGCGACCTGAGCGCGCTTAATAGTCTCATCTCGCACAGCAGCTTTCACAATAGGCATGTGAGAAACAACCTTATTCAACCGCTTAGGTGTCATCAACATTCCAGCCACAAGCACCACTCCCCTCTCGCTACAGGTGATCCCAGTCCTCAAAACTCCCGCTAGGCGCGTTGCTATCAGGCACGATAGCCTCTGCCTCAACAGCGTCACGCAGCCGCGCAATATCGCCGCCATGAGACGGGTGAGCCGTCATCTCCCAATGAGACGTGCGCCTAGTGCCACGCTTAAACACGGGCGGAGCACTAATGTCCCACATGCGACCATCGAAGCTGATCTGAGTCCAAGGGCCGATAGGGACATCCTGTCCAGTCTCGTGCCCCGTATAGCGCCGCATCAAGTCAGCCAACACTCTACCGTCCTCAGCTATGGGGGACACGTAGAACTTGACTTCCTCATTAGTCAGCTGGCCGGGAATTTCGCCTCTAGAAGTAGCCAAAGACTGGTAGCTCATGCGCACCGCGAGCGCCCCATCAGTTTTATAAGTCTTGCCACCCATCGGGATAGTAGCGTCTTGCGGGACCATAACACGGTTGCCCCGCGAATCCGTAACAATAAACCTTGGATACAAGAAGCCCATCTGAAACGGTATCAACCCGTCAAGCCTGCCGCGCCTTTTACGTCCAACAGCCATAACGCATCACAACCGTTGTTCAAAGAAGGCGGAAGCTATCGCCGTGGCCGGGGCAGGCGCGGGACTAACAGCGGGAACCGTAACATTAGGCGTAGTAGTCTGGTCAGACGTGTTAGGTGGCGTATACAAGAACGTAGACACCGCGAACATAGAAGAACGACCGCGCCCCGCACACCGGCGCACAGTCTCCTTCTCGTCCTCAGTCAAAAACACCGTACCAGTCTTTTCCTGCAAGTCCGTATAATGCTCAGTCTCATCCCCCGCGCGGCTGACAGTCACGCCGTCGATAAGGTTCATGAACCGGGACACGCTGTTACGGACCACTGTCTTAACGACAGGCGGCACGTTCATAGGATTCCAGTTAGGATTCCCCTCATGCCTCACTAGGTTAGACGCATCAACAATCGCAGCCTTAGCAACCTCCCGGTCCCGGCTAGACAGCGGGAAGGGAGACCGCGCCTCCAAATCCTCCAACGTAACCAAACTAGTTTCATTAAAAGAAGCCAAACCCAGCCTCCCTTCCTACAACGTCAAACACCACTACCGTCAGGCGTTAGCCTTCTCAACCAGGCTCTTAGGACGTGCCTTCAGGCCCAAGCCTGTAGCAACAGCATCCTTATCGGTACCAGTTGCGAAGAACGAGTCAGCAGCAGTATCGCCCATCGTAAGCTTAACAGCGCGGATAGCGTACTTGTCAGTAGACTGAGTCCACTGTCCGTTCTTCTCGAAGTAAACAGGGTCCTTAACCTGAGTCCAACCGGCCCAAGCGTCAACGACACTCTCATCGTACAGGCGGGACGGGTTGTACTGACGCATCCAGCGCAACGCGAAACCATCCAACGCAGCAGTGCCAGCAGCACCCACGTCATCAGGGCGACGGGGAGCAGCCTGAGCCATGACGAACGCGCCATCCGACAAGGCGTAAGCCTCACCCGGCTTAATGTCCTGAGAAACAACAACATCAAAGCCCTTAATACGACCAATGGTCGCTTCACGGATAGCAGACGAAGCGCCATTCTCGCCAATACCAGTAGAACGGTTGAAAGTCTCATCCATCTGCAACGCAGCATCGAAGTCAGTACCGACCAGAAGGATACGGTTCTTCATCGGGGCGCGAGTCTTGTTCAAGACGTGGCGCGCCATAGCGATAGAACGCAGAATATCGTTAGGGTTCTTAACGCCCAGAGTGACAGCGTATTCGCCAGCGGAAAGCTGGGCGGCGCACTTAGCGTCAAGGTAGTTAGCGATACCAGTCATCTGAGTCTGCAACAGGGACTGCCAGCCGGGGCTATTCAGATCGAACTCGAACTGCTCGTCGGTCAGCTGGACGCGCGAGTAGACGTGTGTTCCCAGAGTGACGGGAATCTTCGTTTCGCGGTAGGTGTCGATTTCCAGTTCAGCCGCACGGTTGTTACGGAAAGCGTATTCGTGTGCGGGCAGGATACCGGGGACAACAATGTTAGCAGTGTCATTCACTGAACCCTTGAAGTCATCAAAGCCGATACGAGTGAACGCCTTCGATGTGACCATTTCACGTTCCATAAGACGAACAGACAGGTCAGCGGCCTTCTTACTAAACTTTACAAATTCATTTTCTGTAATAGGCATAAAAGTTTACCTCCAAAACATTAAACTTGAACCAAAAAGACGCGGGTAACGTTTACCAGCGCCTACGAGACATGCTCTCCAAAATCGCGTCAACATCAACATCATCAGCAACATCCTCAGCCGGGGCAAGCCCCCCGCCCGAAGCGCGAACACCACTATTAGCCGCCCCGGTGATCTTAGCGATAGCCGCAAGCTGAGACTTCAACTCTTCAACAGTCACGCCGGACAACGACTCAACGACTTCCATAGGCACAGACGGGAACAAAGACTGTGCTTCACGTTGAGCCGCACGCAACTCCTCACGAGCCTCATACTCTGCAACGCGGGCCTTCATAGCCTCCAAGTCCTCAGACGACGCGGCTTCAGCAAGCTCCTCGCGGAGCCGCTTGTTGCTCTGACGGTGACGCGCGTTCTCTTCGCGCAATCCCTTAACAAGGTTGACGATCTCTTCAGAAGCCCCGTCTAGGATACTATGCTGAGGCTCCTGGCCTTCAGCATCCTTTCCCTGATCCGCAGCCTCCACAGGCGCTTCAGTAGCGTTTTCTGTGGGCTGTGTATCCTTAGCGGCCTCTGTAGATTCTACTTGATTTTCTTCATGCATACGAGCACTCTCCTTAACAATTTTCCCCACCCGGGGGCCACCGGCAACGCCCGGTTGCCTGACCAAAAAAAGAAACGAGAAACAAGCCCTACTTGAGCTTGTCCCTCCATTGTTTAGCACGAGTCTGATAGTACTGTTTACGCCAATCCTTCAAGCTCATACCCTTAACCCACTCGGACTGAAACTGCCTACCCTGACTAAACAAATCCCCAACAAGCCACTCTGCACGCGACTTAACTGGAACAACATAACACTGACAGTGGGGGTGCCCATTATCAGCCTCACTCAACGTAGCACCACCTTTACCGATACCACGCGAACGCCTTGTTGTAGCGGTAGCCTCATTATGATAAACAGGCCCGCGAGAAATCAACATTGCACACCAAGCACAAGGCTTGCCCGTGCGGGACACGCGCGCCCAACCAGAATACCGGCCAGAACGCGGAACAACATCCGTAATCAACTGCCTATAGCCAGCAGCCGCAAGATGCTCCATCGTCCCAGCAAACAAGCTACGCACCTTATCCTCATCCCCAGCCTCAACAGAAGCTAGAGAATCCTCAAAACGGTCAGTAATCAACTGCACATCCCTAGCACGCTTATCCCGCAACGACACCGCCCCAGCCTTCAACAGGCTAACGCCAATACGCCTAGCCCCGACGATAGTAACGCCAGCCGGAACCCTAGCCACAGACTCAAACTCTGCCACAAGATCACCCAACTGATACCACTTCGGCTGATTGCTAGGAGCGATAAACACGCTAGGAACCGTATAGCCAAACTCTAAAGCCATACGAAGGCGGAAATAAGCCATAGCAAGCTCGGCACCACGCGACCACACGTTACTACCCGTAGACAACAACCGGCCCGCTAGGACACGTTTATCTTTCGCACTGTCCCATGCGGCAGCGGCCTGTGCGGAAACCTCACCGGAAAGGCGGGCAACCGCGTCGCCAAACGCTTTATTCAAAGCATCAATATTCCGGTCCCCCATCAAAGCTCGCTCTCAGCAGAACCGCTAGGAGCAACAGTGGAAGGAGAATCCAACTCCCCACCGATAGAAGAACCAGCGTTAGTGAAAAACTCATTATACGACCTAAGCGCGCCATTCAACAGATCATCCTCCCGCTCTTCCTTATACATCTCATACCACTGATCCAACTGGGTAGGAGACACGCCCGGAATCAACGTCCACAACGCGCGCTTAGGAACATCCAAGTCAACCGCAATCTTCGCAAGACCGTCAGCAACCTTAGACAACGCGCGGCGATCCAAATCGCGCCACAGTATCTCGTTACGCTCCCAGCCGTCACGCGGCTCACGGCCCTCCAACAACATAGCAATACGAATCACTCGCTCCCACGCCTCACCAAAGTTACGAGCATACAAGTCAACGCGGCGACGGAACGTCCGTTCAGACGCTTCCAACGCCTCAGCCGACAAGTTAGCCATCTGCCCAAGGAAGAAATCGGGCGGAGTCTGAGACAAGGCGCCGAAGTCCTTAATCAGCATGTCCAGCGTATGCACGAAACCAGACTGGTCAGAACCAGTCAGCTGGCCGAACTTAGCGTCAGGGTTCATGTCGCCAATAATGTCGCCCGCGTTAATCTTAAACGGCGCATACAACGGCTCACCCTGCTTATCCGTCAACACGTTACCATCCGCATCCTTCTGATAAGGCGGGGTAACACCAGTAGCCCACAAGACGCGCTGAGCGTTAAACGTCTGATCCAACAACATGTTAAACAATGCTTGGTTGAACGAATCCTGCCACGGGATAATAGGCTCCACAGCGCCCATAGCCCTGCCAGTAGCATCCATATCAGACACGAAACGAGTCACAGGACACAGGCCATTACCACCATGCGGGACACTAGACACGTGCCGGAAATCGCCGGACTCCATCGAAAACTCATAACGGTTATAACGGTCCCAGCCGACAGCGTAGCCAGCAATATTACGCCCCTTCGGAGTCTGCTTCTCAGGGCGAATAACAGTCAACACAAACACAGGATTATCGTCCGAAACAGGATCATCATACAACGCAGTAGTATTCAAAGGATTAAGAATCTGAGCCACAGCAGCCCCATCAGGCCCGTTAGACGCAACAACGAAAGAATGACCATAAGCGATAGCCGCACTGTGAACAATCCCCTGCTTAGCGTCCAAGCCGCAACGCTGCCAGAAATCCCACTCAGGAATATCCGTCAACGACTCAGCCGTACCCTCAGCATCACCCGGACGGAAACCGTCAACCTGCAACGCTTGATTAGCGGCCTTCACCGGGATAGCGCACCACGGCTGTTTCGCCTTCCGCATCAAAGACTGATGTTCCGGCTCCATGTTCTTAGCCGAATAAGGATCATCAAACTTCCCATGCAAATAACGATCAACCTTATCCAACACCTCGCTACGGTCACGAGTAATAATCGAATAACATTCCTCAGCCAGTTCGCCAGCCGTCATAGAATCATAAGCACTAAACAAAAACCATCACACTCCTAGCGAATCTAGCTACGGAAGAAACCGCCACGAACAGGCTCAACCTTAGCCGCCCTAAACGACTCTTCCTCACGGTAATCCATCAACGCCCCATACGCGAGCATCCAAGCCGCATACAAGTCAACCTTCAACTTATGGTCACGATTATCCTTCGTAAACGACACGCCATACGACGTGTCCTTACGAGCAACATTCATAAAATGACGACGCAACGAAGCCTGAGACGCGCGAGAACCACCCGCCAGCAAACGGCCATTCAAAATCGCAGACATAAACTGTTCATGCAACTTCACCACACGACGCTGAGAACCACGCATATCAAAAGCAATAGGACCATTAGGAGCATGAACCACCATCGACGGCCCATACGCCAAACCCCACTCATGAATATACGACTCCCACAAGGCAACGTCAGCATAAAACGCGACCACATTATAATCACGAAAAGCCCTATGAACAGCAGACTCAACCACTTCACGATTAACTTCCCAATGGCCCTCCCAGTCAGCAGGCCGCTCCTCCAACAACAAGGGAACCGATAGGCCGTCAGACACGCGAATAGCCATCAAAGCGGTAGCGTCATCACTCTTACCACCATCAAACCCTAGACAGATCGTATCGCCCGGCTCCAAATCGCCCTTAGCCTCAATACGCTTCCAATCCTCGGGAGAATACAACCGGCCTTCAGCCATCCACACTTGATTGTAGAACATACGCCGCGACTCACTCACGCTACGAGAAGGATCACAAACCTCATTCCAAGCAGACTCCCAATCACACCACACACTATCGCCACGAACCATATCATAAACGAGATGAAACACTCGCTCATTCACAGGCGCGTGCGCGGGAGCCTCCAGACTGTCATACAAGATGCTGTTAGCCTTAGCGCGTCCCTCCAACGCATCCATAGCAGCAGCATGATCCGCTTCAGCCACGCTATTCTCGCCCGGACTATAAGCGTTAGTAATCGCCAAATACCGGCCACGAGTCTTAGACAAGTTACCACCAAGAACCGTTTTCAACCGCTCACCACCATTAGAAGGCAGCCAGTGTTGCGTCTCGTTATACAACAAGAACGTAGGACGGTTGCCTTCCTTACCGCGCGGAGCACTAGAAATACGCTGAATACGACACGTTCTGAGGAACCCCCAGACGTCATTCATCATGACCTCAAGACCACAATCACGCATCAACTCTTCACTCACAAGAAGACGAATCATCTCGAACGTGTTGTCAGTCTGACTATACTCAACAGCCGCGAGCTGGACGCGCGCGTTACGACGACGAACAGCCAAAGGCTCACCATTCTTATCCCAACCGGAAAACACGCTAGGCCCAAACGCCTCAACCAAACACAACACAGCCAACAACGGGTCTTTACCCCAACCCTTAATCCGCTGCAACATGCCACGAGACGGATACAAAAACTTACCATTCTCATCAATCGCATACCACCACAAGACAAAGCGTAGCTGCTCCAAGGTGAACGTGAACGCTTCCTGATCGGGAGCGATAGGATTCAAATACCACGTACACCATTCTGCAATACGCCAACCCAAAGTATGCTCTGGCAGAACGAAGCGCCCGTCCTCATCACGTTCCCACACGGGGCCGTAATGGACAGGCGCATACTTGACTTTAAGTTCTTCATCTGATAGCTCATTGTCGTCAGCGTCCATGAGCTGTTGTATTGTTTTCCTTTCCCCCACAGACACCCCCAAACATAAAGAGCAATTAAAGCATAGTTAAAACAGGTTAAAAGAAACGGTAACGCGGCACACCATTCTAGTACACCGCGCTACCGCGTGCGAGAATCCAAACCAGACGAAACCCACTAATTCAGTTCCATCCCTAAACACCAACCACGTAGGGCGTTCTCGCAGAGAGTGTTTGCTATCTTTACCAGAAGCCACAACGCTATCCCTTACCATCAGAAAAGCGCCAGCCCTAGCCAATATTAAATTATCACACCAGCCACACCCCGAAAGGCGCAGCCCCCACAAAACGGCGACACCAACCACACACATGAAACAACACGTGCCACCCTTCCCCACAACACCCATCTTGCAGACTGAAGCGGGGGACTTGGCAACAGCCACCCAAACAGGCGCGTTCACCACACTTAAAACCCAGCCCGCTCTCCCGCCACCAAAAGGCAACGGGAGGTAGGCTGGCAGTGCCCCCCTAAACCCGGGCGGGGAACACCCTGTACTCACAGAGGGAGTCGAACCCTCACAGCCATAAGGCCAGCAGATTTTGAATCTGCCATGTCTACCAATTCCATCATGTGAGCCAACAACCACCAGTATACTACTTAAAAAACACTTTAAGCAAATCCGGGCGGAAACCAGACCAACGCTCCTGACCAGCAGGCTCATCAACCTCAACCACAGGAGCCGAAGTAAAACCCAAACCAGCCAAACGCTCACGGCTCACGCTATCAGCCGCCAAATCAACAACCTCAAACGCCACACCACGCTTATCCAACCAACGCTTAGTCGCAGTACAACCAGTGCAATTAGGAACAGTATAAACCGTCACAGCCACAATACGCAACCCCTCTCAAAAAGTCAACAATGAAGTTTCAGCCAGTCGCCAAACGCTTCCGATAATCGTCCAACACTCTAATCTTAGCATCAAACTCTTCCCCATTGTCAACTTCAGAATCCAACTCAATATGAACACGCCTACGATCAGCCTCAGACACCAACAACCGAGCCAAAATATCATGAGCCAACTGAAGCTTCATAGCCCCCACGTCACGAGTCACAGGAGGCTCCGCCATCGGCAACCCCTGCTCCCGCCTCTCCTCAGGCTTCAACCACGACGCATCTCGCATCCACGCTTCCCACAGCTTACGGGACCGTACGTGTTCTTCGTGTTGCTCCTTGTAGTCGCTTAGGTCGTCGCATACTAGGTAGGCGATTGCCCAGTCTGACTCTTGCCAGAAGTCAACCTGCCCGCTTTCAGCGAACGAGTTGAACAAGTCTTTAACGGCCTTATGCCACTGTTTGCGGGGGAGGTGTGTTTTGGTCGGTCGGGCTACGCCATGAGACGCGCGGTCTACGCGGCTCGGCCTGTCGTCTACGAGCTGGCTTGTTCGCATCGGAATTTTCGACATTCAACATCCCCCCTCTCATGGTGCCATCAGCGTTTAAATATGCAGGATGCGTCTCCTGCTTACGAAACTTCTGCTTACTCTCTTCAATCAGACGCCTACGCGCCCACCAGCCTTCACTAGAACTCTTCCTCGCGTGATGCTTACTACACAACCCGCGTAGGTTGCGGAACGAATGATCATCCCCCGGCTTAATATGATCCACATCAGTTGCCTTCTCTGGGCAACGCTCCTCGCGAGTTATCATCCACTCACAGCGATACCCGCAGCGTTCTAAGACTCGTTTACGGCGGGCCTGCCAGTCTGCTGGAAGCCGTTCTCGGCGGCGACTAGTCTCCCAAGGCATAAACAGTCACCCCCAAGTATTTGAGTCCCGTAGGAGGGCCAGCAGCGTTGCTGACAGCCGCCCCTGACATTGCGTGCCCCAGCAAGAAAAGCACGCCGAGCGGCTGGAGAGAACCGAGAAAACAGGGAAAGGAATAAGCCGTTCCCCCGCGCAACCCCACACCACGGTTGCGAGTCTCAATCAACCCTCCTACGGGCCATCTTCGTGCGCCCGGTAAAGTCCACACGCTCTAGCAGCAGTGTGATCGAACAACCCATACCACGCAGGCAATAGGAGCATATTATTTAACCCGGACGCAAGAATCATTAAAACCAATTTTCTAACACCATATAGGTTCGCGAATATGGTTCGCGCACCCGCGAAGCGGAACCATACAATCGCGAAAGGAAAAAAGATAGCGAAAGAAAAAAAGAACAAAAACAATAACTAAAAACATATAAGTTCGCGCAGATGAAGTATGCGCGGCGAAGCCGAAGCATACACATCTCGCGCGCTACCGCGCAACTAAAAGATTTCGAAGGAGAAAAAGGGTCGTGAGCTTAGAAACGGACACCGAAGGTGTCTGTTTCGCTTGCGAACAACCTAGAGCCGGACTTTAAAAGAAAGTAGCAAAGAAAAGAATATATAATATATTATATTCTGACTTTAATTCTTAGTGTTTAATGTTAATAATAATTATTTATTTATATTTAGCTTTAGTGTTAGAACTTAATGCTTAACATTAGGTTCTAAGTTTTTATCCCTCTACTAATAAGTATGGATTTGAGTAAGTACCTAAAATAGGGTTTTGTGACTAGCGTCACAACATTAGTATTAGAACTAACCTCTAAGCACTAACGTTAGGGACTTTAGTCCCTAGACTAACTACTAAAAGCATGTTAATAACACTAGCACTAACACTAGTGTTTAACACTAGATAGTAAACTAAGAGTAAAGTATATTCATAACACTTAGAGTATATATATTATACTTAACACTAACACTTAGCACTTAGTGCTAGTGCTAAACACTTAGAACTAACATTAGAGTTTAAGTATATAACTTAGAATATATATATATAACACTTAACACTTAGTATTAACACTAGTACTAGCACTTAGAGAGAAGCTAAGGCTTCTCTCTTCTCTTCTCTCTTTGCTCTCTCTTCTCTCTTTCTTTCTTTATGTTACTTTCTTTCTTTCTCTCTTCTCTCTCATTTCTCTCTTCTCTTCTCTCTTCTTAGCCCGGTTAGCCCGGCCCCCGGTCGGGCGCAAAACCCGCACCCCACACAAGCCCGCAAACCCTCACACCTTCGTTAAGGGGTCTAGGAGGCGATCTGAGACACTTTCAGCCCGAACCTGCCCACACCATGCCACCCTGCACCTGAAAGCCCGCCAGAGACGCTCGCAGAGCGTTCTACATCTGTGGCCCGCGCAGGCAGGCAGCGAGCACTCCGCGAGCGCCACCCAAGCCAACCCCACACCCACGCGACCACAGGATTACACCGTGCGTCCTATGCTCCTAACGGCTAACATCAAAACTAACACGTGTTAGTAGCCCCTCTAACAGCCTTTCACGCCCAGCCTAGACGTGGACACACAAGCGCACATAAAAGCCCGCCAGAACGCCTTACAGACAATCCAGCACCAGAACCAACAACCCAGCACCCCTACGCGCCCGCGAGCGCCCCCTGCCCACAACGCGCACACAACGCGCACACAACGCAACACGCCCTTAGCCGGGCGCGAGCACCCCACACCCGCGCCCACACCAGCACCGAACACGCATAAACTCTCACCCAAAAAAGTCTGGAAATGCCGGTGAGTTTTTTTGCTAAGACGTTGCGGCGTTCCGTCCGTTGGGTGGTTTTGGGTGTATGCCCCGGTGTTTTTGTCAAGTGGTGGCCAACGTTTTTGGGTGTGGTGTTGGTCACTTTTGGTTTGGTCTTAGTGGCCTTGCTTTGTGTATTTTTATTCAGGTTTGTTTATGGTTATGTTGGTTATGGTTTGGTAATGGTTTGGTATTGTGTTGGTAAACGTTCTTGGTTTGTCAAGTCGTCTCATTATGTGAGCAGTGATTGACATTCATTGCTTGGTTTGGTATCGTGCATGGCTTTGTGAGCATGGCTTTAACGTGTTTGTCAAGTGCGTTCATATTCTGAGATGGGCTTGACAAAATGGCTTTGTGTGTGTTTGTCAATAGCATCTCGCTATGTGAACGTGGTTTGCGTTTTTGGTTTTTGTGTGTTATTATCGCGTCTTTTTGTTTTGTGATGTTGGTTACATTCTTTGTTAGCGTGTTGACAAATGTTTTTGGGTGTGGTATTCGCGCGCGCGCGCGTTTAATAAATAGGTATAGCGAGTGTGATGTAGATCACGTGCTACCAGGTAGACAATCTTCGCGAGATGGTCTAAGCTTGTAGACATAAGCCAAGGGGATGGCCCAAGGCTCAGATAGGGAGACTGTGAAAAATGGAAATTGTCTTGTCACTCAGCGCTAAAGGCGTTATTGCTACTAGCGCGGCCGATGTTAGGATGCTTGCGGAGGGGTGCGAATCGCTTCCGTATACGACGTATCGCGATGATGCAGAGCGCGCAACGTACGTTCAGTTTCTCAAGCACGCGAAAAACGCGGCCATTTGTCTTGATGCGCTGTCTCGCTTCCGTGGTGATGTGTCATTCCTGCTTCCAGCTGTCAAGGTTGAGATTATGAGAGCGTTGGCACTGTACAGCTACATGCCCGATGGTGGGTTGGCTAATCGCCTCCGCTCACGCTTACTGTGTGCTCAGGAATGCATGGAAGCCATCAACAAGGGAGAGTGATAGTTTTAATTCTTAAGTTTCCCCGCCTTAGTGGTAAGTTTTGATGTTGGTTCGATCCCAGCGCGGGGAACAATAGCTTACAGAATGTGAGCTAGACCATAATAGAATAACTTGACAAACCGAATCGGTCAGGTTATTCTTAATATATGAGCTAATCAAGGCGGTTAGCTTGGCAAGTCTCTGAAAGGGAGATAGCGAGATGGCAAAGCAGCAGGACGTTATTAAGGAAGCTGTTAGGACGGCTGTTCGCAAGTATGAAGAGCGCGGCTATATTGACTGGACTAAGCGTTGCGGGATGAATTTGGACATTTGGTGCCCTACGCCGGCAACCGCGCGGGATGGTGGACAGATCGTTATGACATCGTACGGAGCATTTATCGCTCGTGTTGACCTTGGCAAGCGAGACGAAAATGGGCACGTTGAGGTTGAATTGAGTGCATACTATTACAATTACAGTGTGACAACTTCTAGGCACTTGACCTACTTCCTGATGGCTTTGTCCGATGCTGGGCTTATCGGTCAGGACGTGTTCGACCGACGCGCTAAGCGTTACATTATTGAGCAGCGTGCTATTGAAGTGTTGCACGCTAACAACGATAACCGCTACGCTACGTGGTTTACGCTCTGAGATATTGAAAGGTTTGAGGTAAAATGGCACTGGCAACTGATATGAGCGTTTTCCCTGAAGAATTGACAGCACTTGAAGGATGGGAGGAGTACATTACGGACTTTGACGAATCGGAATATGAACCGCTATGGGGATACATTGAAGAGACGGTAGGGACCTGTGATCTGTCTATTGACGATCTTCCTGATGCGGATACGTTCAGGGATGCTTATTGCGGCGAATGGGATTCGTTTGTTGAATACGCAATTGAATATGTAGATCAATGTGATCTGCTAGGCAAGTCTAGTCAATTCATTTCTAACTATTTCGATTATGAAAGGTTTGCAGATGATCTGATTGACGGATACTATACTCGCGAGGCGCCTAACTTGAAAGTGTATGTATATCAGGCATAGCCGATAATTGGATTTCCCTATGGTAATGGTGCCTATAAAGCCTAGTTCGATTCTAGGATAGGGGACGATGCAACACAAAGCGTGTTGCAACTCTCACAGAAAGATGAACAGCAATGTTTATTGAAGATATTGACTACTCAACCGCTCCCGAAATTACGTTGACATGTGCCAAGTGCCACAGTGAACGCGGCTTTAAGACCGAAACGGTGTTTACTGACATGGACCAACTGAGCAATTTTGATGACGATGAAGTGTTCAGCATTCTACATCTTGGTTTGCCTTGTCCACATGATGGCAACCCAGATGTTGACATTAAAACAATCGAAGCGACATGTGCACCCGATGGTATTATTGAAGACTGGCAAGTGTACGCTAACTACGCGATTCGCTTTAACGAAATTATTGGCGAATTGGTGAATAGCCTTGGCCTGAATTGGTCAGCCGACGTGACTAGGTTTGTCGCACTGACAGCGATTGACCGTGCAGTGTACCCGGGACTGGATAAGCTGATTAACGCCGAAGAAATTCCCCCAACCTACAGGGTGCTAAGCGACTTCTGTACGGTAGACGACAGTTTCTATGGGTACATTACATGCGATATTTGGAATGGCCTACTGTATGGCGTGCCTGAAGATGCTAGAGAATACTTCGACCTTGGGCGCTATGTTGACCATCTTGAATGGGAATATGATATTATTGATATCCCAGGCCGTGACCTTGTAGCGATTTTCGTAGCGTGATAGACAGTTTCAAGAAAGAAAGTTGAAAGAAAATGGAAACCATTCACCTAGTAGATGCGTGGGACGAGCAGCGCGCGCGCAAAGCGTATGGCTGGAAAGAATGGGATGAATATATTGCCAACTTTGATATTGCTGACCATGCTGCGCTAACCGCGTATGTGAGCCAAAAACTACGTTATTGCGATTGTCCACCTGAGCCGCTTGTCTCTCCCGACGACTTTCAGAGCCTGTTCTGTGGAGAGTGGAACAGCTTTGAGGAATATGTGCGAGAGTGCGTACTGCCAGATGTCGACATCTCCCGTGGTGCTATTGAGTGGATGGGTGACTATTTTGACATGGAACAATGTCTTGCCGATCTGTCTGATGAGTATTACGTTGCTTGCACTGACTGTGGTACAGTGTGGGTTTACGCGGTAGAATGGTAAGGTATTGAAATGTTCACAACCTTAGAGCTTCCACTCTTCGCACTCTATGTTATTGAACGATTCTGTTACGCATGGTCTGATATGACTGCTGAGTTTTGGGAGACTTTTACGGAATACAATTCAGAATTGCTAGTTTTTTACACTGATCTGCTTTACAGGGTAGAGTATGTGCTCAGTCCGTTAGCGCGTTGGGTATTGGAATTGTTCTAATAGAAAGTGGCAACGATCACACAAAAAAGACTTGACAACCTAGACTAACATTGATAGACTATAAGCGTCGAAAGAAAGACAGCAGACATTCTTGAAAGGGATGTTAAAAATGGAAACAGCAACCATTGAAATCACCAAGGAAGACCGCGCCAAGGCTTGCGAAGAGTGGCTACAGATCGAAAAAGGCCTACGAGAGTACATGGTCGAAACGATGGAATACGACGGGTACACGGTAAACGATCCCAAGAGTATCGCCTATACTGATCCAACCGCGCTGAGAATGTACCTAGTTGAGGTAGGGGAACACTACATTGAGGAAGTGTTCACATCTGACTTGCTGACTGGCTTCCTTGCCTATGGCGCGTACAAGTGGTTTATGGAATCACCATACGACGTCCTTATCGAAGATGCGGAAACAAACATTGATCGGGAGGAATGGACGGCGCGCGCGGTACTCTGGCATGAGTCACTATGGACGGTTGTTGACATTATTCTCTCTGACTATGCCGACGCGGTAGAAACTCTCAGTGCTGACACTGCCGAAGAGTGTCGCGAGGCGTGGTACATCTGACAGGGACTTGGCTAGGCACTAGCTCTCTGTACCTGTTAGTGCCTAGCCACACCAAGCCAAACACCATTACACAATATAGAAAGACCTATGAAAATGGAAAACGCAAAGACCTACACTGACTTCACTGACCAACGCGATAAGCTCATTGACCTAGCGTTAGGCGAGTGGGATACTGACAGCCTGCCGGAGATTAACGGACCATTGTGTGAACTGGCTAACCAAGCTATCGCAGCCGGTTATGGTGATCGTATTGAAGCTGATCGAAACTATCTACCTACACGACTTGTAATATACCCCACTATTGAACTAGCGGTGAAAGCCTATGTAGAAGCAGGAGAAACTGGCGTCATCTACCATGACGAAATTCCAGATGTCTACCTACTGGACTTGTCAGACGGCGGCTTGCAAGAGTGGCTAGCCTACTTTGGACTTTCATTGTGGGGAGATGCTGGACAGCCTAATGACGTTGTGGCTAACATGATTAACGTTATTGGCAACCTTGGTACTGTTCCTGAAGCTGAGGAATACTTAGCAATGTATCGCGTGACAGTGACCCACGCTAAGCGACTGGCGATAATTGAGGAAGATGACGACTAATCATGGCAACGTTCATGCAAGTATTGGAAGTCCTACTAGCCTTACTGTTCTGGCTATTGAACTTCCTACGGATCGGACTGTTAGGCGTAGTAATCATTGGCCCTATCGTACTGGCAACAATGTACTTCCTAGCGAAACATCCAAACGCGAATCCGTTTGACAACCGCAACCAAGACTGATATAATAAGACCATAGGCAACATTGAACTGTTAGGAAATTCCGAATAGTTGCCTACCCTAGAATTGGAGAAACCCAAAATGACCACTGAAAACACTGCCCAGTATCTGATCGTTGCACACATGCAAGTCCCAACCAACACGCGCTACAATCTTGAACCCAAGACAATGTTCCTCCCTAAGGGCATGTACATTGATGAATTTATTGAATTCATCTGTGACTATCCCTACAGTGTCACTGAACTGGAAGCGCTTGCCATGCCAGACGCTAAAGAAGAACGCAAAGCCTACCGGCTTTCACATGATCGTATCATGTTTGCGCTAACAGCAGGACGCTTTATTGAACAGCTCACACAGGCACTGCCAGTAGTCCCCCCGTTGGTGGAATACGCGCTGAAAGACATGGGCGTAACCTTGGAGCGTGTACCGATGCTGATTGACGAAGGATCAGAGTTTGTCTTTGAGGAAGATGGTGTAATGACCACTGAAACTTATGAGCGTTTCATCTCAGGATGGTACACTGAGTGTATTGATTGTCTCACACAGGATTACAGTATGGTAGCATCGTACTTGCCTAATGGCAACTATGGCCTATTGGAAATGATGAACTTGTTCCTGTGGGAGCGCGGCATGTGGGAGATGGGCGAAAAGTTTGGGCTCCCCCGGTTCAATATCCGCTTCGCTGGCATGGGAGAGTGACTGGCAGTGCTGAAGTATGATCTGATTATTGAGACCGACCGACCTGACGTTATCAAAGCAATCATTAACGCGGTACTAGCCTTGGACGAAACAGTATGGAAAGACCGTACATTGAAAGCTACCGCAATGATCCCTGACAGTACTGGCAAGCCGACATTCCGACAACTTGCAGGAGATGTTGACACGGTGGACTTTGAACCTGTATACTCTACACATAGCGACGGATGGTCATCGTTCAACACTGTTGAAGATGAATACTAAAAAGGATTGACAAAGTGGCTGACAACTGTTACACTATCGAAACGCGGGAGCGCCTGAATGAGGCGACACGCAAACTGAAAACCAAAATTGACCACTACCGAGACACAATTCCGCTCACACAGGGGGGAATCGAAAAGTGTTTGAATCTCCCCGACGACTGGGACGCTCAGGCAGTGGAAGAAAACCATGCTACAGCAACAGAAGTACTGCTGGCAGTTTCGCTGGCATGTCAACTGGGGAAGCAGACTCTCTACAGGCGCTGGGGGATTGAAGCTGTTACGCTTATCATCCAACTGGATGACACGATGGAAGCAGTAAACAATTTTGGGGACGCGCTAAGGGATGCAGTCAACGAAAACGAACAGGAGAAAACCGATGACTGAGTTTCAACATATTGACTTCCAGACCTACACGGCAGTCCAAGAAGCAATCACCGTATTGGAAAACGTAGACAAAACACCTTACACCGTGTCGAAAATGGGACAAGGACTAGGAGCCGCATACGCGGCCAGGTTACGTGAACTTGCAGCGGTAGACGTTGACGGGGAGGACGGGGAACTGTCCTACGAGAAGATTGTGGCAGTATGTGACCAGATCACTGACATGGTGCAAGTCCTCAAGTGGATGTGGGGAACACGTTGCCGCGTCGAAGAAGTTGAGGACAGCCATATCCGGGAGGCCGTGAGCGCTCTGCAAAACATTGAAACAGTAGCGTTTGAATGACAGACTATCGACAAGGGTAATAGAAAGAAAGCGAGCAACCATTATGACACAAACTGAACAGCTGGACAAGCTGAACATGCTGACAGAAGCACTATCTGCCCTATTGAACGTGTACCGAGAGGACATTAAGGGTATCCTGTTTATGGAGATCGTTGACGACGGTATGCCAGACCATTGGACGTTCCATAACGTTGGTACCCGTGGCGATACATGGCTTAGCGTAGTACGGGAAGCGCGGGCGCGCGTCGATATTGACGAAGGACTGGAAAAGGGCGACACGGCGTGTAGCCGGGCGCGTAAGCGGCACTTACAGGCCATTTCAGTGGTCGCAGACGAGCTTGCTTGGATTTTGGATAGGCTTACATGCGACATTGAGGCGACAGGGGAAAAAGAATGACCGAAACAAAAAGCACGCTACAAAACGAACTAACCGCACTAAACCGAACACTACAGGACGCACTCAAAGCCTACCATAAGGAAACGGCGGATATCGGCTTTATTGAAGTACTGACATTCCTGCTCCCCTTTGACTGGAATAAGGAATCAATTGAGAGGCGTGGCAAGGCTGTTGTCTTCGTAGCCCAACACGCTCACCGCGCTGTGTTGGATAAAGCTGTTGCAGAGAAAGAGGCTCACAGGCAGGTCCAGTGTCACCGACTGGAGGCTATCGCAATAATCATTTATGATCTGAAAACTAAGCTGGGTGAAGCAGTTGGACTGGTAGAGAAAGGCGTGCTGTAGGGATGACACGGGCAGATGATGAGCGGGCAGCCGTAGACGAGATTCGCGAGAACCCTATTAAGATTATTCGCCGACTTTTCGGTGAAGGTGGGCAACTTATGCACCCTATGTTTATCCACATAGGCGCAGGCGATATGCCGCTGATTGTGGAAGTGGAAGTCAGTGACCGCGTGTACCTGATTGTTAACGTTTGGAGGCGCGATTCGCAGTCATATCGACAGGTTACATGTGAAGCGTATTACGATGCACCTAGCGACGGCGGAACGGGATGGGTACTAGGGTTAGTCGGTCACTGTTGCGAAGTAGCCTGTGAGGAAGCGCCGGAAATGGTCAGAGACCTTGCAGTAGGCGACGCGACACTACAATGGGCTAACATGATGAACTACTACACAAACAACCGCTACGCGGATGAAGAATACGCATGGTTCTTCCCGATGGGAATGGAGAATGCGGAACAGTTTAAGGGCCTAGTGCTACACGCCGATACAGACTGGAACAAGTAATGACTTATGATGACGTGAAACGAGAAATCGTAGACCATATCCACAGTGATCCAGCCGGATTCTTCCTTAGTCAATATGAGGAAGGCGGGGCGTTCGCAAACGCTCCACGCTTCATCTATGAACTGCAAGAATTCCCGGCAATCATGCAGGTTAAGGACACGGGGGATATCCGCTTGGAGATCATGTTCTGGGATATCGACTACGAAGCTTACGCTAGTTATGTGGATCGTGCTCACGCAGCGGTAGCCGACAATGGCCTAGAATGGCAGGAGCGCACACTGGCGCGCCGCCCGCACACTAGACTGATTATGATAGAAGACGAAGTAGACGCTATCGCACTAGGCCATGCGACCTATGAATGGGAGGACATTTTGTCTAATATCAACATTTGCAGGACTGCCCGCGTGTATGCTTGGTTCTTCCCGCTCGGCGCGAAGGCCGCACGGGAGCGTCCCGGCCTAACCATGTACGCAAACAACCGACCAAACCTATAAGGAGACTAGCCATGACACAAGAAGAAGAAATCAAAGAAACACTAATCGGCAAACAAATTACCCGCATCGAACAAAAAGACGCTTTCACAGTCGAAGTAACCCTAGACGACGGGGTAATCCTCACGCTCGCGGGCAATGAAGGAGGATGCTGCTGTGGGAATGGCGACTGGGCAATCACAGAACTGCTCTCAGACAGTGAGAAGCCGTCCGGGCGTGTCATGAATGCTTGGGTTGACGACCAGATCGGCGCGGACGAAGAAATGGGTGAGATTTCGGGGCCTATCACAGTGTTTATCATGGCGGAAGGCCGAGAGTATCCGCTAGTAGAGTTCGATGGCTACGATAACGGGTGGTACGGGCGCGGATTCTATGCTAATGTTACCCGGATCACGTCGCCGGATCATACTTGCACGATCACACTCTAACAGAAAGGGGGTAGGATAGTGAAAGAGTCGCGTTTCCAAACAGTGATTCAGAGCATCCGAAACGATCCCCAAAAATTCATCTACGGGCAGTTCGCGTCAGGTGGCGCGTTTGAGCACTGCCCCGTAACGCGCGGCGACCTAGACTGTATCCCCATATTAGTGCGATTACTGGTACATGAACGCCTCTTTCTCGCAATTACAGTATGGGAAAGTGATGAATTTGGTTACAGTAGGGAAACGTACCGGGCGTGCAACAGTTGGAGGAAGCCGGAAACATGGGAATACAACTCTACCGCCCCGCCCATTTATGTGAATGTGGGCGATCAGCCAGAGTTCATGCCAGCATACGCAATGGACGACGCCTGCTGGGAATGGGAACACCACAAGGAAAACATTCCAGCGCGCAACCACCTTCCCGAACATGCATGGTTCTTCCCAGGTGGACTTGCGGAAGCGCTTGACGGGACAAGCTGGCTAGACTATGTTAGTAACGTGCCTAGTGAAACAAAGGGGGACTGAAGTGGCAGAGAGACTTAAGTGTATCGAAATCGGGATTATCGGCTCAGACAAGGTTGCACACAGCCTGCCGATGTCCGAAGAAGAAGCAGAAGTATGGTATCAGGGTTTTTGGGGATCGGTGGAGCACGGTGCCACAGTTCGCCTCCCCGAGATGAGGCTTATGGTTCCGGCTCACGCGGTTGCATGGATCGAAATCGTAGACTACAATGAGGAGCGAGAATGATACCACAATACTACGATCCCACACCTTACCTAGATGTGATAGAACATGGGAGAGAATATCTAGACGCAAGACTCGTAGCGGTAGAAGCAATGCTGAAAACATTGCGCGAAGAAAGTGAACAGCCTACAGAGCTTGTCATTTTTAAAGACTCTGATATGACTAAAGAGTGGGAAGTAGCGAGAAGGGGGAGCAATGAGACTTATCGACCTTAGCGAACAAATCCAAGACGCTTACGAAAACGCAATGCGAGCAGTAGTCAGCGAAAAAGCAATGGCAATCTCTTACGGGACGCGAGAAGCAGCACTTTGTCTTCTTGAAGATTTTCAGAAATGCGCCTTGTCTTGCACTCAGGACGAGCAGCCGCTCCGCGAAATGTGGGGGGACTATTTTATGGGTATCGCTGAGGACTGGCGAGACCTGTATGAAAGCGTCCACGACCACACTGTAGAGGAAGCTCGGGTGGGCGACCCTGGGGCGACAGCAGTGCTCGCCGTAGCAGAGTTAGCATACGCGCTCCTAGTCAAATAACCCAGGAGGATAGAAAAACAATGGCAAACAGCGACTGGGCAGCAGAAATGGCCCAAGAAATACGCGAAAACCCCGCACAGTTCCTACACGAAGCCCTCAAACCCGAAGGATTCCTAGCAGACGCGGAATTCAAACCGTATGCGGAAGCGGGGAAGCCATTCATCATGCGACTAGAGGAAGCATGTCTCCCATACCTGGAAATCGACTACTGGAGGGCCATGCCAGCAGGTGGCGTTATGCTTAACCAGCTCGTAGCGTCACCCCATGTCCCATATGGCGAGACAGAACCACAGTGGTCACTAAATGCGCACTATCAAACAATCTACCACGAAGGACTCCCGTGGAAAGTAGTCCTAGACGGCGAGATCAGCAGCATGGCACAGTGCGTTTGGGAGAACGACGCGGCCAGCATCCTAGCGCGACGCGGCACGCGGAAAGATGCTTGGCTATTCCCCTACGGGATCAGCAAACTAACAGAGGGCGGGGACGAGACCGTTCTTCACTCGCGCAACTATTAGGAAAAACCGAACAGTTCAAAAGAGGAGACCAAATGTTAATCTCACAGCTGCAAGAAGAGTTTGACAGGGTTGCTAGAGACCCGCGACGATTTCTAACGGAAGAGTTCGCTGAACGCGGCGCGCTTTATACGACATTCTTCAACGCCAATAGTCTTGAAAACACTAAGATAATCCTACGATTCTCAGGAGGATTCGCACCCTCCGCACATGTAAACCTATGGACACAGTATAAGGGCACTTTTTACAGGGCTACTTACCTAGCTTTCTGGGATCATCTTGACACAGAAGAACCGTGGTGGAGGCTGTCACAAATCGACCTGGCGAAAGTTTACGTCCCCCACGATTACACGGGAACGGTTAAGGATCTAGTTGCCGAGCAAGCAGACGAATACTGGGAGGAAGCCAAGAAGCGCGTAGAAGAAGAGGAATGCTACGCAGCGGCATGGTACTTCCAGTCCGGCTTAACGACTGCTAACGCTTACCCGCAGACAACACTCTCCACCTTAACAGAATCGCAGAGGCAGGAGGGCGAGAATGATTCCAGACGAAGAAGGCTTCATAAACAAGCCGCTAATCTTCACATTCCTGCCCGACCAGCAAGACGAGAAAGGAAATACCATGAAGCTAATCGACCTTAACAGCCGCGTACACGATGCTTGCACTAACGTCATACGCAGGATGGAAACAGCAGACCTAGCCCGCCCAGCGGGGCTTACCAGCGCAGCATCCTTAGCCTACCGGCTACTCTTCAACGGGCTAATGTCCGAGCAAGGCTACGGGCCAGACGACCCGATAGAGTGGGCGACACGCAGCACGCGAACAGTAACCCTTATCCGGGAACTAGCATCAGAATATCGTATGCTCGCCGAAACAAGCGAGGAATACGACACGCGGAACGTGTTACAGGACGTTGCTGTTGCGTTGAATACTCTCGCGGGTGAAATTCAACACCCGCGTGTGGAGCCGGAACCTGAGCCTGAGTTGGAGCCTAAACTGGAGCCGGGAGTACTCAAGTGCGCGTCGCACTCTACCCTAATCGACTGGAGCAGCGACATTAAGGAAGCGTACGAACGGGCAGTGGCAGACGTTGAAGCATGTGCCGATATCATAGCAGACAAGCGTAGCGGCCAGCACTTGCAAACGTACATCGACCTACTGTCAAAGGCTTGCGCTTGCAAGGACTTTATTCACGCCTCCCTTGACGAGCGAACGCAACAGGCTATCGAAGCCTGTGTGACTACTATGGGTGTTTTCGCCGAAATTCGGGACATGTGGTTGAATACCCATAATCCAAGCGAGGAAGATTTGCTTGGCGACGCGCGGATCGGGTTAGTCAAACTCGCTGACACTATTGGCAAAACAATGTGGGGCAGCTATATTGGCAGGTGATCCATGTTACTCAACTGAATATTGCGGGGACGCTAGACGCAAACCAACACGCTATGATACAATCATGGCAGAGGGACGCGCCTAGCGTCCCTTACTATATCCACACTAAGGGAAGGAAAACACTTTATGGGAAGAACAATCGTCACGCCGGGATTCTACGGGCTACGCGAACTAACCAAGGATGACATGGGTACACTTACCTACCCGGTCCAAGTAGCCAAAGTAGCATCCCCGCATCTCGTGCTCCTATACGCTGAGGACAACACTCTCAAAATGGGGGAACTTAAGATCGGCAGCATCAACTTCGACCATATCAAACAGTTCTGTATGGTATCCCCACAGGAAGAACGACTCCTATGCGACTACTGTCAGAAAGAAAACGCTAGTGTTCTATGTGAAGTGCGCGCGCCAGAATATAACCTCACATGCGGGCAGGAATCTTCTATCGTCCCGCTCGCAGTAATCCCATACGACCCTGAACGTGAAGTGGACCGGGCCGACACACTCTCCTTGGAAACACGCTACTGGAAGGCAGCACCCACAGGCAGGAATGGCAACGTTAGAGTAGTAACCGAACCTATCAGCCTCAGTCTCGCCGTAGAGTTAGCTGCCTGGGATGCTCGCAGTCCGGGAATCGTTATCGTGGACAGTGAAGGAGCAATGTATCGTGTCACTAGCCACGAGTGGGAAGTGCGAAACAAGCTGCTGCAAGACTTGTACGAGGACTTGCTGGAAGGTCGTATCAGGCGGCTCACTTACCCGCGTGTAGACGAGCATGAAGAATACTATCGGGAGCGTGCGGAATACCAGTTGAAGAACTTGCCGGGACTATGGGATAGTCTCTCTAGCGGCGACGTACCGTTGTGGGAAGTGCTCAACGCAATAGACCGAAGCCACATTGCCTATCGGACGTGGAAAACAGTAACGCAATAGCAGCGTGCAAGAAGGTGCTCTCAGCATAAAACGCTGAGGGCACCTCTCCTTATACCCACATTAAGCCACCTAGCAGGCCCGTAGGCGAGCGAACAGTACCAAGCCTATACGAGTAGCCACAAGCAGCGTGAAACACGCTCAGAACGGCTCCTAGCATATGCGCATATAGAAAGGAGCGTGGGAGCACGACCGTCACAGCCGCACCCCCACGCTCAATATTCCTATTGTTTTAAGCGTCACCGTTCAACACATCACACATCAACTGAGGAGCCTTCAACAATACGCGGTCAACCACACTCACATCACACTCAAACCTAGCGGCAAGCTCAACGCGAGTCCAACCACACACATACTTCAACACAAGCATCTGCCTCCACACGGGAAGCAGCGCGCGCAAACCGGCCTCCACGTCAACAACAACGCAAGACAAGTTACCAACATGCCCCGGATCACGCTTAGCACGCGGCATACCCGGCTCCACGCGCGGCACATCCTCCCCGATAGGCCCATCAAAACCATGCTGGCAGAAAACAAGTGGCAGCGCGGCACACACCATGCCCGGAGTATAATCACCCACGAAACATCCCATCCTCCCCAACATATAGTCCAGACGGGACCTCACGCTGAGACAAAGCCATATCAGGACGCCCCTTGCCCTTAGCGCGCTTATAGCCAGCCAAACACGCCCAACGGAAATGATTCACCAAACCCGCCACCCCCGCGCGCTCCCAACTCTTAACAAGCAGACGCGGATCACGCATCGTATCAAGCCAAGCCCAACCCAAGAGCTCAAGAAAATCACACCGCAAACGCCTAGACGCAACCCAACAGCCACGACACAAGCCATAGCCCACGGCTTCCTCAAACGACGCGAAACCATCACGACGCTTCTCTCCATCACTATAAGGCATAATACGCAAAGCATCCTTCACACGCTGCTCATCCACAGGCCCGAAACCGTGCTCAACCCCAGCAACACTCTTCATAATTCTTATTCCTTTCCACCGTGAACAAGACCAAGAAGAAACTTCCTGCCCTTCTCAACCAACACGCTATTAACATCCATCCCCCGTGGGACCGGAACGCGAACACAATCAATAATATTCTCAGAAACAGACTCAAACAACCCGTCCCCAGCCGTGTCACCGTCACCCCACACGTACACGCGGCAACCATCAAACAAACCAGCATACCGCTGCTTCCAATTATTCACACCCGGCACGCCAACAGCGTTAAGACCACACGCGACGAGGCTCATCGTATCAATCTCACCCTCACATACATGCATGTCACCAAAACCCATAGTAGCCCTGAGGTTAAACAACGTCGTATGATCCCCCCCGCGCATAGAATACCGGGGATCAGCATCCGGGCGAAGGTTACGGAACCTCATGCCCACAACATTCCCAGCACAATTAAAATAAGGAATAGCCAGCCAGCCTTCAAACCGTTCATCCCCCGGCAAGGGTTCACCAACCAGGCCGACTTCCAGACCGTCCACCACGCTTTCCGGGATACCCCGAGTCCCCAAATAGTCTATTGCCGCTGCTTTCCCAGCCGGGCCGCTGTACGCCTTCATGCGCGCCGCGTTTTCCGTCAACACCGTATCCCCAATCGGACGCAGTAAGTCTAGCATCTTTCCAATCACAACCTTCCATAAGCTCAATAAAACGCCACCCGGCACCCTGCTCGCCGCAGCCGAAACACTTCCACACGCCCTTCTCCAAGTCTACACTCAAAGACGACTGACTGTCAGCGTGGAACGGGCATGGCATAAGGAAGCGGCGACGCGCCGTGTCAAACCCATAATGCCTGAAACAAAACTCTAACAAGTCCTTATGTTTCACCGTCTTGCTGTTTGACATAGCGTGTCACCGCCCCTCTTTGTTTTACCGCCAGTTTTTACCCCCCCCCGCGGCCACCCCCTCCGTCACACTCTTTTTTCTCTCTTTTCAC